GACGTTGACTTGCAAGGCAACGATCTCAACGTCTGGACTTACGAAACCGCTCGTAAGTGCATCAGATATGGTCACGTTGGTGTGTTGGTTGATGCACCCAAGGCTGGCGATAATGGCCGCCCCTATTGGACTCAATACACACCGCGTGACATTCTTGGTTGGCGTTCTGAAGTAGCCGACGGTAAGCAGCAGTTGACGATGGTCAGGCTGATAGAAAAGATCACCGTTCCTGATGGCCTCTACGGCGAAAAGCAGGTTGAGCAGGTGCGCGTGCTCACGCCCGGCGCGTTTGAGATCCATCAAAAGGATGACAAAGGTGATTTCCGCCTAATAGATGAAGGCAGAACCAGTTTGAGCGAGATCCCGTTTGCGGTTGCCTACTCAAACCGCGTTGGTGTTCTTGAGTCGCGGCCACCACTGGCTGACATCGCAGAGTTGAACTTGAAGGCGTATCAAGTGCAGTCTGATCTGGACAATCAGCTGCATATCTCGGCAGTTCCGATGCTGGCGATTTTCGGTTTCCCGCAGTCTGCGGAAGAAATCAGCGCAGGCCCAGGCGAAGCTTTAGCCCTCCCAGAATCGGCATCGGCTTCATACATCGAGCCATCTGGCAACAGCTACAGCGCACAGTTCCAGCGACTTGAGCAGATTGCACAGCAGATCAATGAACTGGGCCTTGCTGCAGTGCTCGGGCAAAAGCTCAGCGCAGAAACAGCAGAAGCCAAGCGGATCGATCGCAGCCAAGGCGACAGCACCATGATGGTGATTGCGCAGCAGATGCAAGACCTGATTGACAACTGCCTGACGTTTCACGCGCAGTACATGCAGCAATCGCAGATCGGCAGCAGCTTTATTAACCGCGACTTCCTAGCAACACGCCTAGAGCCGCAGGAGATTCAGGCATTGCTGCAGCTGTACACCGCTGGAACGATTACTCAGGAGACGCTGCTTAATCAGCTGTCAGCCGGCGAAGTGCTGGGCGATGAGTTTAACGTTGAAGAGGAAGTCGAAGCCACTCAGACCGGTGGCTTAATTGAAATGGACAAGCCTGAACCCGAGGTTGAGACTGAGGCCACAATGCCGGATGAAGACCCGGAGGTCACTGATGAGCTGGATTGACAAACTGAGGAAAACCGAGAAGCAAGAACCTGATAAGCAGTATCTGTACTACGTCAGGCAGCAGCTTAAGCAGCAGGTTTATGCAGTAGTTCGCGTCACTTGGTATGACGAAGACGGGATTTATAGCGTCACCGAAACTCGTGTAAACAAAAGGGATGCGGAAGTGATCCAAGAGTTCAGCGACATTGTCGGCAACGCTTTGACCATCGGCGCGGATGTCTCTGTTATCTGCGTTGAAAAATCTGAGCGGTTGGATCTGCATGATTTATGAGCACACCTTCGGAGCTGTATCGAAATGCAATCGACCTCAATCGATTTAGCAACAGCGTTGCCAAGCGGATTGCTGTTACATACAACGATCTTATTTTGGATGCTGTTGATCAGCTCCGTGGGATTGATGAGCTTGCTGCGCCTGCGAAAGCTGCACGGCTTAGGGCGATTCTTGCGCAACTGAAAGAGTCGCTTGATGGCTGGGCTGGCACTAGCACGCTTGCGGTTGTGGATGATCTGCAGGGGTTAGCCGTACTGCAAAGCGAGTTTGTGGCGAATGAGTTGCGGCGTGCGTTGCCGATTGAGTTGCGCAGTCAAATCCGCAGCGTGCAGATCAGTCCGCAGTTTGCTCAGTCAGTGGCAACGGTTGACCCGACAGCAATCAACGTGGTGTCGCTTAGCGATGACTTGCAAGCTGCTGTCGCTGGTTCGCCGCAGACGTTTCGGTTGACGGCTGCGCAGGGCACAACTATTACGTTGCCTAATGGCAAGGTGCTTCAGAAGTCGTTTCGTGGGCTTGCTGAATCGCAGGCCGATCTATTTGCAAAGACTGTGCGCAATGGGCTGCTGACTGGCGAATCAACTGACCAGATTGCACGGCAGTTAAAAGGTCGGCTTCGCTTTGGGCAACCTGGCAGCTTGCGTCAGATCGCACAAGCCGGAGGGCAGGTGACAGCCGTGGCGAACAACCAAGTCAACGCGATGGTGCGTACGAGCATCAACCAGGTAGCAAATGAAGCGAGCCAACAGGTTTACAAGGCAAACCAAGATGTGACCAAGCGTTATCGGTACGTGGCAACCCTGGACAGCAGGACTAGCGCAATATGTCGTGCGCTTGATGGGCAAGAGTTTGACTACGGCAAAGGTCCAACGCCTCCGCAGCATTTCAATTGCAGGTCCACCACTGTGCCGGTCATTGATTACAAAGGCTTGGGGATTGAACCGCCACCGCCTAGTCAGTTGCGCCGCCCAAACTCTGCGTTTAAAGGTGCTCGGGCTGTGCGTGGTGAAGGCGTTCCTGACAACGAAACATATGGGCAGTGGCTGGACAAGCAATCGAAGGCAACAAAGCAGGACGTTTTAGGCAAAAGCAAGGTGCCTTACTTCAACCGCTTGGTGAATAAGTATGGCCCAACAGATGCCATCCGAAAGTTTGTTAGTGCGGATGGATCAGAGCTAACCTTGGAGCAGCTCAAACGTCGCTACCCCAATGAGTAAGCTGCCTAAGAAGTATCAATTCAGCGTTCAAGAGCCAGAAGCGCCTTTGTCTTGCCCACCCAAGAAGCCCACACCAAAGGGCAAGGCTGCTAAAAAGGAAGGGTCTAAGGGAGACGACTGATGCCAATGGGTAAAGGTACGTACGGCTCTAAGGCGGGCCGTCCCCCTAAAAAGAAAAAAAAGAAAGGAGGCAAGAAAAAATGAGAAAGGGTTCACGTGTCAGTTGGGTCTATGACGGCGTTCGCACTTACGGGAAAGTGACTGCCCTGAAAGGGGAAGGAGCTTTCACTGTTAAAGGGCCGTCAGGCGGCACAATCACGCGACGTGGCACTAAGGCAGATCCTGTCATTGCAATCAAATCAGAGAGCACTGGCAACTCAGTCTTGAAAACCCGTTCGCAACTCAGTGCTGCACCTAAAACCAAGAAGCCCAAGGGCAAGAAAAAGTGAGGTTGACGACTCGTCAAAAAAATACCCTTGCGAGGCATCAAAAAGATCACGGGCACACAAAGGCGCACATGGATTTCATGAAGCGCAAGATGCGTGAGGGCATGAGCTTTTCTCAAGCGCATCGCTTGGCAATGACCAAGAAAGGCAAATGAGCATTCAGAGGGGCGGCCATACGTTCGCGGGCTTTGATAAGCCAATCCGCACTCCTAATCACCCCAGCAAAAGTCATGCGGTGGTCATCAATGATGGAGGCAACCCTCGGCTGATTAGGTTCGGCCAGCAAGGCGCAAAGACTAAACGTCCGCGCAAAGGTGAAAGCGCAGCAGACAAGGCAAAGCGCAAATCTTTCAAAGCTAGACACGCAAAGAACATCGCTAAAGGCAAAACATCTGCCGCTTATTGGTCTTCAAGGGTAAAGTGGTCGTGAAAACAACCTTACGGGTTATTCATGTCTGAAGAGCAGAATCAGGAGATTACGTCTCCCGAAGCGCCAAACAACGCTGAACTTGACAAGCTAAAAGCAAGTGTCGCAGCTCTAGAAAAGAAAAACTACGACCTTATCGGCAAACTGCAAAAGAACGAGCTGATTGGTGAAGTCCCTGACGATTATGAGGCACTGAAAGATTTCAAGCGCAAGGCTGAACAAAGCAAGCTGGAATCAGAAGGCAAATACACCGAAGCGCGACAAGCTTTGGAGCAGCAGTTCCGTGAGGCGGCGGAAGAAAAGGACAAGCGCATCACTGACCTTGAAGCACAAGTGCGAGAGCTGGAGTTGATTACCCCTGCCAACACCGCACTAGCTGACGTGGTGCATGACCCCAGCATTGTGTTCAAGGCACAGCTGCTAAACCCCAATCAGATTGAGCGGGAAGCTGACGGAACCGTTGTTGTTGTCAATGGCTACGAGCGTAAGCCGATTAGTGAGTGGGCCAAAACTTTGCCTAGCTATATGCAGAAAGCACCAAAGCCACAAGGCAGCGGAGCGCCGGCAGGTCGCAGTGGAGGCGGCGATGTTCCGCCTGGAACAAAGAATCCATTCGCAAAGGACACTTACAACCTCACAGAGCAATCACGACTGTTTAGAACGGATCGGGATATGTATGAAAGGTTGAAAGCTGCAGCGAACCGTTAATATGCAAGGCATAGGCGCGGTTACGCCGAGCCATAAGGGTTACGCCCACACCGTAAAAACCATTTTTTGAGGATCTGTCATGGCGACTCTTCGCTCTGACATCATCATTCCTGAGGTATTTACGCCGTACGTCATTGAGCAAACCACTCAGCGTGATGCCTTTTTGGCTAGCGGTGTGGTTCAGCCAATGGCCGAGCTAAATGCCGCCGAGGATGGTGGTGACTTCGTTCAAGTGCCTTTTTACAAGGCAAACCTGTCAGGCGATTTTGAGCGTCTGACTGATAGCTCTTCGCTAACCCCAGGCAAGATCGAAGCTGACAAGCAAGTTGGCGTCGTTCTGCACCGTGGTCGTGCTTTTGAGTCACGCGACTTGGCTGCACTGGCTGCCGGTTCTGACCCAATGGCTGCTATTGGCGACAAGATTGCTGATTACGTTGCCAACCAACGTCAAAAGGATCTGTTGTCCTGCCTGGCCGGTGTATTCGGCGCAGTCGGTGACACCAGTTCTGCTGCTTATGCGGCTTTGGCCGTTGACGGTGCATCAGGCGACACCCCAACTCAACTGACTGCACGTCAGGTTGTTGAGGGTCAGTCTCTGCTGGGCGACCAAGGCGACAAGTTGGCCGCTATCTGCGTTCACCCCAAGGTCTATTACGACCTGAAAGAGCGCCGTGCGCTCGACATGATCTACGACAACAACGGTCAGCCTGACTCTGGGGCAACCCAAGGTTCATTGGCTAACGCCTTTGGCAGCGTTGCTGTTCCCACTTTCATGGGAATGCGCGTGATCGTGTCTGCTGATGTGCAGACCGCTGGTTCCGGTGCCACCACCGAATATGCCAGCTACATGTTCACCCAAGGTGCCATTGGCTCCGGCGAACAACTCGGGCTTCAAACCGAGACCGATCGTGACATCCTCGCTAAGAGCGATGCCATGTCGATTGATCTGCACTACGTGTATCACCCAATCGGCTCTAAGTTCTCCACTTCCGTTTCCAACCCCACAAGGGCACAACTGGAAACTGTGGGCAACTGGACCAAGGTGTACGAAACCAACAACATTGGCGTCGTGCGGATTACCACCACCAGCGCACTGGATTGAGGAGGTAACTAACCATGGCATCCATTTTCGAGGCAACAGCAGGTAGCG